ATTTTCAAATGATCAATCACTGCTTTGCTTGTATCATCATTCTTATTGATAAGTTGAAGCCTAAACTCACGAACAGACTTATCATTTGTTCCTGGTTTGCCTTTTGGATACAATGGAGCAACCTGATAGTTCTTTATCTTTACGATAGAGTTCAGGTTTTCTCCAATCTTCTGATATACTTCCATACTCATGTGTAAGTAGATTCCTCTTGTTTCTACTATTTATGAGCGACTCATTTAGCCATTCTTGCTATCTCTATAGCTTGCTCTTGGTTGGTGATAGGGACTGCATTTGATTTGTGCATTGTTGCGATTCCGACGATGTAGTCTCCTGTGTAGACTGGAGACTCTCGCTTTCTTCCTGCTTCCGGAATTCCATGAACTGGGCTCTTCTGCGTGTTTGACGGATAATTCTGTTGCGGAACTGTTGGTTTCGGTTCATAAGGTATGAATTCCCTCTTTTTTGGTTTTAGTTTACCAGATATATATGCAATATATTCATCTAGCGTATTGAACTGACATGAGTGCATATGATTGCGTCTCATCTCTTTGTTATACTGTCTCCATTTAACTTCGACTTTTGCCATGTCGAGTTTCTTTGCTTTACGCTTCTTTGATCTCGGAGCGTAAACGCCTTTAATTATATGCATACTCATTGAGTACACTCAGTCGATTGGATAGTTTTTTCTTTTGTAGCCATAATATACATACCTCAATTGATCTACACCCGACTGAATATATTTCGGGTATTCACCACTGAACTCAGCATTCAATAAGTCTTGTTCACTGATCAGTTGTTTATGATTATGCACTATTTCTGTCCAATTGTCAAGCATTTTCTTTGACAATTTTTTAAGGTAGCTTTCTGATAATATTGGATTCTCTTCAATGTTCTTTGCGTATTGAGCCATGATGTATATGGGCACTGTTGAACTGATGCATCCATCAGCAAGTTCCATAGCTTCAATGTCCAGAAAGACTCCTTCCGATGGAGTCGTTACCATGAATGATAGTCCCTTTATAGTTTCGTGGTGATGCTATTTAGTATTACGAAAAAATTGACACGGGTTTTAAAAATGTATAAATAGTCGCATGGGTGCGTGTGAATGTGTAACAACACAAGAGGCAAGTGTGAACGTTTTTAAACAACTCACAGAAGGAATAACTGGGGTAGCATTTCGTATGCAGGTGGGGTTCCTCCCAGTCACGCAAACTATTTAAAGAAGGCAGCTTTTAGTTGCCTTTTTTATTGGGCAGATTCCTTACGAACTTTCATCTGATAATCTTTTATAGCAGTCTTTATGGCATCCTCTGCGAGGACTGAACAGTGAATCTTTACTGGTGGGAGAGCAAGTTCTTCGGCTAGCTGAGTGTTCTTAACTAAGTTTGCATCAGCAAGGTTCATGCCTTTAACCCATTCAGTAAGAAGACTAGAAGATGCAATAGCACTACCACATCCGTAAGTCTTGAACTTCGCATCAGTGATAATATCATTCTCTACCTTAATCTGAAGTCGCATAACATCTCCACATGCTGGAGCTCCAACCATACCAGTTCCTACATTAGGATCGTTTTCGTCCATCTTGCCAACATTTCTGGGATTCTCATAATGATCTAACACTTGCTTACTGTATGCCATACGGCACCTCTATTAAACGTAGAAAGACTCTCCACAGCCACATTCGCCTGCAACGTTAGGGTTCAGAAATTTAAACCCAGAGTTCAGACCCTCTTTTACCCAGACCAACTCTGATCCAGCTAAATATGTTTTACTCTTTTCATCTATTATTAACGTTACACCTTGATCATGTATAACGGTATCATGTCGATCCATATTGTATGAATATTCTAGTACGTAAGCCAACCCGCTACAGCCAACTGTACGAATTCCAACTCGAATGCCTTCGCAGTCAGGTTTGGCAGCCAGTCGATCTCGCAATGGTTCGTATGCAGATTCGTTTATGGTTATCATACTACCGATCAGATTCTTTAATAAAGAAATCTGGCATGTGACCATCGAAGCCACTACCAGAGTTTAATAACACTTTCATTCGTTCTGCTTCTTTGGCACTAGTCGTGACGAATACGTTCAATCCAGAAGACTTCTCTAGTACATGAAACTCTTTGTTGACCTTATCTACAAGGTAGAGCATTACTTTTTCTTCTCTAACTTTTTAATTCTAAGGTCTAGTTCGGGCCACACATCAAACTCATGGAGTTCTTTACATGGGTGACTATTCTTCTCTAACTCTTGTATTCGTAGTTCTAATTCGTCTATCTTTTTAGACACGTTAGGATACTTAGTCTTCCAAGCAATGTTCTCTTTGTCGAGGATATCAATGCCATACCTTTCTGTTGCCCAGTCTGCAATATCGTCAAAACGATTATAACACCAGACTCCAGCTCTTGTATCTTTGAACCATTTAGTTGATGCGGCACCCAACAGCGACCCCGCAATACTGCTTACCATCCACAACCACATACGCTTCTCCTAACTAATAAGTTTTACTACACGATGAATTCTTCCCGATTTCATCAATGAGTTAAATTTTTTCCAATATCTTATCATAATTCCTTTATTTGAATCCACCGAAGTTTGGTTTTTTATCTCCGGTTCTTTTTCTGTATGAAATAACACTATCGTTATTGCCCTCTTGTTTTTCTTCTCTCATACGACTAGCAAAGTTACCCTTGTCTGCAACAGGCGTATCATCAACTAAGTCTTGCGCTGATTCTTCAGCGTCAAATAATTTCATCTTAGATCGATCAATTCCGATTACAAAACGTTTCAGATAGTTTGTGTCTCCCCATCTGTTTTTTAATTGCTTTACCATAAGTTGCCCTAAGCCTTCTAACTCTTCAGTAGAGATTAGACCAAACATAAAATCAGCAGTAGCGGGTAGACCAAAAGACTCAGAAGTATCCTCTAAGTTTAAGTCTGAACTACTATAACCAGTACGGGTTGTCTGTGTCGCACTTAAGATTGGCACATTAAACTCTACTGCTAAACCACGCAACTCTTCTGCGATTGCCTTAATCAACGTATATGAGTTGACATTAGCGCCTGCTTTCATTCTAGAACTCGTACATATATTTAGATAATCTATATACACGATATCTGGATGGAAGTTTTTCTTTAGCTTCAATTCATTCAAAAGATGTCTAAAGTGTGCAGAGCCTGCGCTTGCTGTAGGATATTCTTTGACAATCAACTTACCAGTTGTCTTGCCTCTCACTCTATCAATTCGCTTCATATACACATCTTTAGGTATTTCTTGTAAAGAATCGATTGTGGTGTTCAGCAAATTAGCATCAATACGTTCAGCAATCTTTTCTTCTGCCATTTCCATAGTAATGTATAGAACGTTTTTACCATCCATAAGATTGGCAGCCGCACAATGAGTCATAAACAATGTCTTACCAACACCAGTGCCTGCAAGTGCAATACTCAAAGATTTGCGAGACAAGCCACCTTTACTGATCTTATTGAACAAGTCTAGATCAAAGGAAACTTTATCTTCTTTTGTGTGATAAAAATCATATCGATCTTCTGGCTGTTCAAGAAAGTCATGACCAATGTTTTGATCAAATGATACACCAAGTGCTTTAGTCAATAGATCAGGAATAGAACCCTTATCTAAATTGTCGTGGTTGCCATCTAACACAAGAATGGATTCACGTACAGCATTAAAGACTGCCTTGTCTTGGCAGAACTTTTCAGTCTTGTCTACAATCCATTCTAAATCTGTTTTAGGATCATACTCTAGACCTTCAATCGTCTCAACTATAGTTGTGTACTGATCGTCTGATATGTTGCTTTTCTCATCAATAGCAATCTTTAAGGCGCTTTTTGTTGGTACACTATTATAGTCTGCGATATATTGTGTTATAGTTTTGAACACCATTTTCTCAGTGAAGTCACCGAAGTATTCTTCACTAAGAAATGGTATAACTCTACGCATGTAGTCTTCATTATGTAAGAGTCCCGATAATACGGTGTTTTCAATCATTCGCTACAGTCTCCTCATTAGCGATTGGAGCTTCTACACGATCTGGTACTTGACTGTCATCAGTACTCATCAGACCGCTTGATGCCATTTTATATCGTTGTTCAATGAACTTGGCAAAGTCTGTCTTCTCAAACATCATTAGCCAGAAGTCTTTGTTGTCAACGATTTCTTTTGCTCTCATCATCTTATCGCAGAGAACTTCACCAGTTGCAGGATTTAATGCTTCGTACCAGCCAACTTTAGGCTTGACTACATAACCACCTTTCTCTGCCACTTCAAGTAATCCAGACCACTTCATGATACCACCTTCAAATGTTACCATAATCGGGATCTTAGACTTCTCACGAACATGTCTTGATTTCTCAATGTTGATCACAAAGTTATAACCTTTGATCTCAGTGCCATCTTTCTCTTGTTGACGACCAATAATCCAAATCGCATCAGCAGAGTAGTAAGCACCAGTACCGCCTGACACGATATCTTTAGGATACAAACCAATCTCTTTGTATGTGTGATTGACACATATCAAAGGAATG